GAAGATAATAATACTGCAATGTATGTTCGAATGGATACTTCGCAGTCTATTTTTAACTCACATTCTTTCATTCAAGGAAACGAATACGGATATGAAAACGGACGCATCCAAATATTAGGCAACGAACCGATTTTCGTGCATAAAAATGGCCGCACTGTTGACGAGAAACTTGATAATTTAATGAAATTATGAAAATACAAACGGCAAAGGAACTAAAGGCGGTTCAAATGGGCTATTATAGCTGGGCAACCCTTATCGTTACTTATTCAACATATAACAAGTCAGAAATTTGCGCCGAATACGAAAAAGAAGCAGAGAAATGGACTTTGGCAGGTAAAATCCCAGTTGATAATATGCGAATGATTGAAGCCAATTTACATTACTTCCGTGAAGATATTGTTAAAGATATAAAAGAAAGATTAGAAAAATGCGAAGCGATATCTGAAAGTAAAGTAATTAAGGAAACTATTGATTTTATCCATAAATTATGACACTAACCGACCTTAAAAACTCGTGGGTAGACGAACCCGACTACCATAAGCAGATACATGAAAGCTTTTGCGAAAAGGTAAATGCCGACCCTAAACTTAAAGAACACCGCGACTTTGTGCAGGATAATATTTGGGGCTTCGGTGAGCGTTCTTTTTGGTGGTTATGGAAGTTGATATGTGACGAGTTGCCAGACGATGCAATATTATGCGAGATCGGAGTTTTCAAGGGGGCTACTTTGTCGGTTTGGCAATTACTACAAAAAAACAAAGGCGTTACAGTAGGTGTAACCCCGCTTAATAGCACGGGTATCGGTTGGGAAGGTGACTATAAAGCAATGATACATGAGATACTTAAACGATTTAACGGGCATCAGCCAATATTGATTGAGGGATTGAGTGAAAGTAAATACGTTATCGATGAAGCTAAATTCCTTGCGCCATACGATATAGTTTACATTGATGGAGGGCACGAACGCCGACACATCGATAATGACCTGCTACATTACGCGCCAATGGTTAAACAGGGTGGTTATTTGGTAATTGACGATGCTTGTTGCGACATGAAGATGCCTTGGGGCTACTTTCAGGGCATTCAGGACGTCACTGACGGCGTTTTAGCTTATATGGCAGAACATGGTAACGATTGGGAATTTATATGCAACGTGGTGCATTTAAGGTTGTATAAACGCAAATGAAAAGGGTTATCTACTTCGATTTTTGGGGTGCCGCAACCGAATGGTACAGACTGTATCCCTTAGACTATATCAATAATCCTGGACTTACAATAGTACGTTCTATCGAACAGAATGTAACATGGCAATTACTCGATGGATTTGATACAATAGTGTTAAGCCGCCCATCCCATACCTTAACATTGGCGATAATAAAGTTAGCGAAGCAATTGCATAAACGGGTTATCGCTGATTTTGACGATAATGTACTTATAGTAGACCAGTTCAACCCAATGTACGGGCATTACGCAGAAGCCAAAAAATATATTATAGATTGCCTGATATTGTGTGACGAAGTTTGGGTAACAACTGACGCCATAAAACAAGCGTTCAGGCTTTATAATAACAACATTCATGTAATTCCAAACGCCCATAATGATTACATCTTTCCAGTATCGCAGAAACGCAAATTTACAGCTAATAAAATAGCAACTTATCGTGGCGGACATAGCCATTTAGGAGACATTTACGAATTGGGAACGCCCGAAAAGATAATATCAATGGTTAATAACAATCCTGATTGGGAATTTAGGTTTTTCGGACAGCGATTTGAGTATTTAGAGAAGCGTTGCGGCGATAATTACATAGCTTATAGTGGTAATTCAGATACCGAAGCATTCCACCGTATGATGCACGAGAATAATGCCAGTGTGTTCTTTTATCCACTGGCAAATACAGCGTTTAACCGGAGTAAAAGCCATTGCAGCTGGCTCGAGGCAAGTTATGCGGGCAGTGCATTTTTCGGCAATAAAGATTTGCCGGAATTTGATAAAGAATGTATCTTTAGTTTTGACGATTATATTGTTAAAGTAGGCGACGAAACAATGGAAAAATTAAATAAACTTTCGTGGGAATTAATCTGCGATACTTTGTTAGTTAGTAAGGTTAATTTGGTAAGAGAGGAAAGGTTACTGGCATGAGTGATAAGTTTGAAATAACAGAAATTGACGGACAAAAGATTGTTGTAGGCGGTATAGGTAGATTATTCTTTGAAGATGGGTTTCCAATACATATATCGGTTGATATTTTAAAGGACAAAGGCATTAAAGTATCGCTATTGCATATTGCAGACGAGTTATATAAAAATGGGTGGAGTGAAAAGGCAATAATCAATACACTATCGCAAGACTTTCCTGATTGTTCTGATAAGATAAAAGCATTTTTGGCATTGGCAATAGAGGGCAAACCATTTGATATGCCACCGCCAACAGGTCGTAAGTTCTTATACTCCAAAAATGGCTATGATTTACAACGCGAAATGCTGTATCACGAACTATTTGGCGATAAAGATAAAAGAGTTGAATTAGAAAAAATACTTAGCGCATGAAAGTCCTCAACAACCGCCTATACGTCCGCTTCGACGAAAAATTTAAAAACATAATATGAGTTTATTCGAAAAAGAATTTGTAGATAATGGCAGGTGCATGAGCGGTATGTTAGCGGTTAGGTTTGATGCGACCCATAACAAGGTGATAGCGCTTGGCGATACTGGCGTGGAACTAATTAGACCTGACGAATGGCTGCATAAGGACGATGATGGAAAACAAACGTTCGAAGAAAACACTAATTATCTTGAAACAAAGCCGCAGATTTGCGAAGTAATTGTGCCAAATCCGCAATTCCCATTTTTAAAGGGAGATAAATTATTTACGCATTATATGGCTTGGGAGGTTTGCAAGAATGGCGATTTACTTACAAACGAAGCTTTTATTATAGCCGAATATGTTTTTTTTACTATTATGCCAGATGGTACGTTTAAAATGGCTTATGATAACTATTTAGGAGAACAAGTTTATACACCTGAAAAAGCCAGACCGAGCGGTATTATTTATGACATCGGCGGTAAAAAAGAGGTGCTTCAAGTAAAGATAACACACATCCCGCAAAATCCCCCTAAATGGCATACTAAACACCCGATAAATATTGGGGATGTTGTTTGTAGTTGCGATTCATATAATTATGAATTTTCTTTAAACGGTAAAAAATATATCAGATTAAGATACCCTGAAATAGCCGGGAAATTAACAGGTATAGAAGGTGGAATATCTGATAAAATTAATCTTTTACCATGGACTGATGGCGAACTTAGAGATACTGACATATTCCCAAAGGCGTTTATATGACCATGACCTATAAAAAATCAGCACGAAAGCAATTCTTAGAAAATAAGATAGCAGAACTTAGTCAAGAACTTATCGATCAACGCAAAGCAACCGCCGAACAAATAAAAGAGATCAAAAAAGTCCACGACACCGAAATAACGGCTATAAATAAAGCGCACAAAAAAGAATTGGTTGTAGTAAGGAAAGAAGCCGTTAAGGTAGCAACCTCACGTCACACCCTTGATAAATTAGCCTATAAAAGAAAAGCACGGGAACAGTTAAGAAAACGCCGTAAGAAAAAGGCACTTGCTACCGTTTATAACCGTGAATTACAATATATGCCGGTTGCGCTTGCTTACAGTTCATTTGTAGCGTTCGGACGTAAGCAAGGGATAACACAACAGGAATTTTGTTTCCTGATAATAGTAAACGCCCTCAATAAAATAACGGCTATCGGGATGGGGAAATTTGGTTACGATAGCGTATCCGGTTCATACCAGTTACTTGAATCGCTGACAAATAAAGGTTATCTAACAAGAATTAAGTCGAGATTTGTTTTTTATTCAGTAGCATTAAAAGGCCGTAACTTAGTAAACAAGTACAAAGAGTTTCATAGAAAATACAGAATAACACTGCTTGAACATGAAGAATTTAAAGGAAGAGATATCCCCGGATGGGGTTGATGGCGCCGCCAATTTATTGAGCGAGCTAAATAAGATTTTCGACATTTATACTTCGGAGTTAAAAGATTGGCGCGAGGGTAACGGAAAAGGACATTTCTTGCTTGACGAAAAGATGTTTGACGTGGTTATAAAACTACTGGATAAATCAGACAAAATATTAAAGCTATCGCAAAAAGACGGCGAGGTAAAACCCGTTACCGAAACGGCTAAAATACGCAACATACAAGACGTTGCATTGAATAAAAAAGACTAATACGCTACATCAAAAACGCTTTAGCCTATAGTTTATCTTTGGTTTGTGAAGGTCAAAGAAATTCAAGAGGCAATAAGCAGATTTGAGCGGGTAAGGGTTATAGGCGAATTAACTGTTACAGTTCCCGAACCGCCTAAAGACTACCGATCAATAGCCAATTGGGATATCCCCCAAAAAGAGCAAAAGTTTCACTACACCGAACAACCCCACCGCAATACAGAACCGTCCGCCGATTTTATTTTACAGGAAGCCAAACGGTTTAAATTTGGGTATTGGTTATTTATCAATGGTGAGTTATATTGGTTTACCCCTTTTTATTATTTTTTCCTGAATTACTGGACGGATAAAGGCAAGCGAATGAGGTTTGTTGATAGCCAACTTCACGCCTCACTTTGGTTTTGGCAAATCGAGTTGATGGAGAACATGGCGGGGGGTAATCTTATCACTAACCGGCGGTTTGGAAAAGCATTAGATATTGATACTCCAATCCCAACGCCCAATGGTTGGACTACAATGGAATTCCTTAAAGAAGGAGATGTTGTATTTGATTCAAAAGGTAAAGCAACAAATGTAATAGCAGTTACTGAAATTCAGCACAATCGCGTTTGTTACAATGTAATGTTTTCTGACGGATCATCAATTATAGCAGACGCGGATCATCAATGGATAGCGTACAAAAAAGAAAGTCGCGCATGTCTACACAAACACCCATCATGGGCGCATCCTTCGGTGGTTACTACTGAACAAATAAAAAATAGCCTTCGTGTTAATTTAAAAAAAGAAACGAATTGGAGTGTATTAAATACATTGCCAGTTGAGTATGAAAAAAAGGAACTACTTGTTCCGCCGTATATCATGGGGTCATGGCTGGGAGATGGACATAGTAGACATACTACGCTTACATCTATTGACCAAGAGATAATTGATGAATGGGGTGCTTATAGTAAAACATTGGAAAATCACTCCTTTGTAGCAGCAAAATCACCGAACAGATGCACAGTTTATAGAATAGGAAGCTCTATAAAGTCGGGTAAATTTAGAGTGAATAAGTTCTTAAACGCTTTAAGGCATTATGATTTAATTTTAAATAAACATATACCGACAGTCTATCTTGAATCTTGCAAAGAAGATAGGTTAGAATTATTAAAGGGGTTAATGGATACCGATGGCTGCGTTTATAGCAGAGGAAATTGTTTTGAATACTGTTCTAAACTTCCACGACTTGCCAAAGATGTTAAATTACTTGCTGAAAGTTTGGGTTACAAATGTGTTTTTTCGACGAAGCTAAATAAAAAGTATCGGACAACTTTTTGCTATGTTAGATTTGGCAGTACTGACGTAGCCCCGTTTAAGCTAAAGCGAAAACTTGACAAGGTAGCCATAGGGAAAAGATCGGGAGGTATTAGGTACGACCACAGGTATATTATTGATGTTGTCCCTGTTGAAAGCAGGCCAGTAAAGTGCATATCTGTAGATAGTCCTGACAATAGTTATCTATGCTCAAATTACATAGTTACGCACAATACGGTTTGGGCTACCGCACTTGCTTATTTCAGAACCGTAACTAACCCATTTCACAGAACAGGCATCCAAAGTAAAACCAACGCTGACGGTAAATTAGTGTTCGGCAAATTGGTAAAATCATGGCAACGCCTGCCTAACTGGCTAAAACCTATTGATAGTGGTGAAACAAGACCCGCAACAGTACTGGAGTTCTCAGAACCACGAACCCGCAACTCCAGCAAAGAAAAAAAGGTATATGCCGAAGTACTGGATAGTTCTATTGACTATAGGGCATCAGAAGAAGATGGGTATGACGGGGATGAGCTACACACCTACCTTGAAGATGAGTTTGGCAAGGTAGATACCAAGCAGGGTATAAACACCGACACAAGATGGGGCGTAGTGCAGTTTTGCTTAGTTATAGGCGCGCAAATTGTCGGAAAGGCTATACGTACTACCACCGTAGAAGAAATGGAGCGTAAGGGCGGTAAAAACGCTAAAAAGACATGGGACGATAGCCTATTGTCAACGCTCAATCCCTTAACAGGCCGCACCAACTCTATGTTGACAAACTTGTTCATCCCCGCAGACTTTGGTTTCGCTGGCGTGCATCCGGTAACTAAAGAGCCTTTTGTTGATGAGTACGGTATTTCAAACAGAAAATTAGCGACAGAGTATATTTTATCTACGTGGGATAACCTGAAAGGTGAAAAACTACTTGCTGCACAACGTAAAAACCCACTTACCATAAAGCACGCCTTTCAATTAGCCAATAATTCAGGAACGTTCGATTCAGAGATATATGAATACCTCGACGTTCAAAAGGACTATCTTGACGGCACAAGCATAACCGGCGAACGCGCGCCGAAAAACTTACGTAGACAGGTTACTTTTTACAAAGACGATAACGGCATGGCGCGTTGGAAAGACGACGAACGCGGTTATAGCAGTATCGTATGGGACTTTCCTAACCAAAACCTAACCAACCGGCGAAAGATGGGCGAAAACAACAGATGGATGCCGCTAAATACAGAGGAATTTGTCGCCGGCGTTGACCCTTTTGCCGCTACGATAACTACAGGCCCTGGTTCTATGGGCGTGCTTTACATCTACCGAAAGGGCGACCCTAACGATCCTGAAAATAGCGGGATGCTTGTATGCAGGTATGCTCAAAGAACACGCTTAAAAGCTGACTTTCATAAGAACGTAATGACCATTTGCCAGTATTACGGGTGTAAAGCCAATTATGAAAGCGATGTAGACGATTATTACGAAACATTCTTGCAGGAAGGGTTTAAAAACTATGTGATGTGGCGACCAAAATGCACCGTTGACCCGACACGTAAAAATGTAATGATAAAATACGGGACACCGTCAAAAGACCCGTTTGCCTTTCAAAAACATTTTCAAATATTAGTAGAATATCTTATTGCACGATGGCACAAAATATATTTCATAGAACTGATTGACCAATTAATAGATTATGATGTTAATGACCGTACAAAATCGGATGAGGTAATAGCGGCAGGCATGGCATTTATTGGCGGGTGGACTAACGGAAGTGAAAAGCCAAAAGAACCTTCATTGACCTTTGTAAAATTCAAAGAACAACAGGCGCAGCGGTTTAGAAAACCATACAGAGTAACAGGCAGAACCGTAGCTTAGTAATCGGAAATTCCGTTTGCAATTTCGCTGTAGTTATAAACAACATCTTCTAAATCAAATTGCGACAGATTGGCTAATTGGTGGCAAATAAGTTGCCCCATAAGGTCACCTCGTTCTTCTGCATATTTTAAACAGAATAAAACATCCTCATTAGAAATATTTTTGTCATCCAATACTATATGAAGCGAACCGCCACAACCGCAACTATCCTGTTCATAGTACTTCTCTATAAGGACTGATGCTATAAACTTGATTTGGACTATTTTATTATCACCAAATGGATTCATAGACCAAATATACAAATCATTTTTTAACCCATCAATACCGTAGCTTAAAAACACGTAATTCTATAACTTATCTTTACCAAAAAGAATATAAATGAACGAAGTTGCCAGTTCTACTAATCCGCTTGCTTCAGATAAAGAGAAAAATAGCGAAGCCTATGGCTTAAGGTTATTGAAAGCCGCCATAAATAGCTGGAATATCGGAGGCATAAACGGCGAAGGCAGAGCATCCCGAAAAGCACGCTTCGACTATAACCGTTCTTATGGGCTTGGCAAGTACGACATGAACGAGTTTAAGGATATCCTTGACCTTGACGGACAGATAAGTATTGTTAACCTTCCTTACGATCCTTTAAACATAGCCAAGACCTTCTTAAACCGCCTTAAAGACCGTTACAATCAGCGGGATGAAATCATAGAATGCACCGCAGTAGACCCGTTTATTACGCAAAAGAAAAAATCCGCACAGGATAACGCGCTTTTTAAGTTAAAGCACAAGCAGGAAATCCAACAGGTACAACAGAATAGCGGCGTGCAAACAGAGGAATTTGGCGACTTTGATTTAGACACCGAGGCGGATATAAAAGCATCCTATGGGTACAATTATAAGGAACGCGAAGAAATAATCATGGAGAACCTTATAAACATCGTTTTCTATGAAAATAGCTGGAACGACGTTATTAAGGATAGGATAATGGACGACCTGATTTATTGCGGGTATGCCGGAACAAAAACATACATCGATGGTACAGGCAGAATAAAGATAAAATTCATCAAACCTGAAAACTTAATTACCTCTTATAGTGAGTGGAATGACTTTAGAGATTGGCAATATTTAGGAGAAGCTTATTATCTATCTATTATGGAAGTGCGGTTGCTGTACCCCGGAAAGATAGGTGAAAAAGAACTCTATGAATTATCGCAAACCTTAGTAGGCCAATACGGGAACCCGAGTTCAAAAATAGAGTGGAAACCTTACTTCACTAATTCTATTGCACGCCCTTACGACGCGTGGCGTGTACCACTGGCAGAAGTATCGTTCAAAACACTGTATAACATTGATAAAAACTTAGTAACCGATAAGTACGGAAAGGAAATAGTGGCATCCCCGGAATATACGATCAATGGGAAAATAGTAACGGATGCCAAACCATTAACATCAAATCCTTACTATGTAGAATATACCGGCGTTTGCATTATGGACACCGAATATGTTTTACAATGGGGCTTATCTAAGAACATGGTTAAGCCTGAAAATAACCTACAGGAAATCATAAGCCCATTTACGTTATACATGTATGACAATACAGAAATGACGAATAAGCCATTGATGGAAATGATTATACCGCACATCAAAAAAATGACCATCTATGAGTTACAGCAATTAAAGATTGTTGCTGCCGCCGCACCGGATGGTTACGATATTGATGTGGCCTTAATGAGCGACATATCGCTTGATGGGGGGCAGTCTATTATGTCGCCCGTAGAGTTGTACACCGTGTATAAACAAACGGGTATCCGGTATTATAAATCAATTCCCGACGAAGGTATTGAAGGGGGGCAACGCCGCGTACCTATTCAAGCTAACAACGTACCATTTTCAAGCAAGCTGGAGGAATTGGGGAATTTAAAGGGCGCTGAACTATTGGCGATTACCAACCTTATCTCAAATGAGATTGACGCGGGGAATATCAGGAATCAGGCAATCACCCAGAACACCGTTGAAGAAGCTAAGAAAACAGGCGAATCAACCTCTAATTACATCTATAATTCATTCCTGAATATCATGCAGCGCACCGCAAAGGTTGTGCAAATGAGGGGTTGGGACTTACTGCAATACGGAAAGAAATTCGGTATCCAATATTATGACGGTTATAGGCAGGCATTGGGAACAAACCGTATCGAATATTTAAAAGCCGAAGCAACAGACGATTGGAGCAAAAGCGCATTTGACGTGCAGATAAAAACCATTATAGGCGATAAGGATGCTATGTTTTTAGAGAACAATTTAGAGAATGCGCTAAAGAACCAAGCAATCACCCTTGCGGATGCTATTGACGTTAGAGAATATGCCCGTACAAATATCAAATGGGCTTCGTATGTATTGGCTCAACGCTTAGATAAACGCGCTAAACAAAAGCAAGCCGAAGCAATGGCGCTATCACAACAAAATACGCAAAGCGTGGTAGCTGGTGCGCAGGCTAAGACACAAGGCGAAATGCAATTAGCGGGCTTACAGGAACAGAACAAAGCGGCGGATGATTTGAGAACCAGGGAAACGCAACTTGTTGTCGAGCAAGAAAAATTTGCAAGTATCCTTAAGGTAGAAATTGCAAAATCAATATTAGCTGTCCCCGGCAAGACAATGGCAGATATTCCGTCCTTCGTATTTGAGGGTTTACCAATGGCTAAAGCACTTGACCATGCCGCGTTAATGCAATACCTGCAAACCATGCAGGAAGCGTCACAAGTTCAGGGAGCGCAGGCTCAACAGCAATCTGATCCTAATCAACAACAGCCAACAGATCAAAGTTCGCAACAAAATGATCCATCTCAATATGTTGATGTTGAATTACCCGATGGTAGAACGGGGAGAGTGCCACATCATAGACTAAATGAACTGGTACAAAAACACCCACAAGCAAAAGTTTTGGCATAGCGTTACGGTTTCCCGTAAATAATTTTAATTTATATTTTCTATAATTGTATCGGCAATTCAGCCAAATTAAAAAATACTAAAATGCAAGAAAATGTAAAAGTATTCACACCGGAGGTATTAGTAGATATTTTCGGGGAAATTAAACCTAAGGGCGATTTTACTTACAAACTAAGAATTGACGGCATTAGTAGCCGTGAATTAAAAGAACTAGCACAAGTAAACGTAGACTATGGGATGGACTTTAATATTAAACGCTCTGGTAAGGGGTTAGTTGTGTTTAGTCAGTCAATAGATGACCGGCGAATTGTTGTGCAAAACGCCCCTACTAAACAACTATTCGTTCGCGACTTTTACGAAAACCTACCACAAGAAGCGCGGATAGCGGCGTTTAATAATACCGCTAAAAATAAATGGGATAGACCAGCAGATGATTTAAAACAGGCAATATTGGAATCATTCTATATTAATGATTCACCGGAGGGAGCTAACTATTGGCAAGATGTTATTTTAGAAAATTCTGAAATTAAAATATAACTTCCCAACATTTTAAATTAAAAGGTGAGGCCGATACAGTTGCGAAATTGAATCGGCTTTTTTATGCACTTAAGTGATTGGAAAAAACTATAAATGATTTGTTTTAAATTTGATCCATGCCAGTAGATGACCCATTTTCAGAGTTTGGTGGTGAACAGCACAATCCATTCAGTCTATTTGGCGGTGTATCAACGCCTCCATCGGCAAATCCGAATGTGACTAAGGTTCCAGCCAAACAATGGTTGGCAACCTATATGCAATCACCAATATATCAAAATAGGCTTAGTAATTTCAATGCTGCTAAACCAAATGTACAACACCTTTTAAATACTCCTATTACTTTTAATAATGGGGCGACTTCACAATACGCAACCGATAGTAAGACGGGTAATTACGGAGTAAACATAGATAGAACAGAGATTGCCAAAATAAAAGATCATCCTGATGATATTTTATCACACGAATTATCCCATTCATCAAGAAATTTAACGCCAGAAGAACAAGTGTTTATAGCAAGTAAAAATAAAAGCGATTTAGGATATGGATTATATGCCCAGTATCAAGCAGACGTTGGGCTTGGTAAATATTTAGGGCAGTATAATGATTATTTAAATAGTGGTCATGGTACGGCTGATGATGCTTATCATGACTATAGGCCAAACGAAAATAAAGCCGACTTAGATGCACTAAGGTTTATGATGTTTAAAAAAGGCATTTACGATACAAGTAAGCGAAATATGACAATGGATGATTTTAAGAAAGCAGCTAAAGACCCGACCATTAAAAATAGTATGATGTTTAACAGGTTGCTTAAACAGTTTAAGCCAGAAGATATTATATTAATAAACAATAAAGTGGCTAAAAATAATCAACCGTCAACATCTCAAAATATAACTTAACAATCTCAACATAATGCCAACAACACCATTAACCCCGGAGCAAAAGGCACGATGGAATCGTTTTATAGACTTCGTGCAGGAACAGAAAGTTAACCCCGCAGTACTTGACCAACGTAATAAACAAGTTGGATTAGGGCTATTACAAAAGTTTAATATGACGTTCCCAAAAGATGCGTTACCGTTAGAAATAATCCCGCAGGTACAAACTGATTTACAGAATTACCGAACCAATTTAATAGGCCAATGGAAGTCGGGAAAGATAGCACCTATTGAGGGTGTAAAAACGGAAGCTGATATCATGCCTAACATCAGTCCGGTTGATAGCTGGCCCGGTAGCAAAACCCTTTCGTCACGTTTCCCAATCGCCAAAACAGATACAAAAGATTACGGCACTAACGTCGACCAATTTGACAAAGATCACGGGTTAGTTTCCACAAAATAGCAACTCAAAAAACCATCAAATCTTACCATTATTTTTACAATAAAAAAGATTTATGGTAGAACCAGCATTTTCACCTTTTCCAGCCAACGCGGTTTATGAACCCGTAGTTGAGGTTGCAGAAGAAACTCCGGTGGTAGTGAACACCGAAGTTGAAACACCAGTAGTAGAAACACCGACCCCGGAAGTAGTTATTGAAACTCCAATTGCAGACCCGGTAATTGTAGAAACACCCACCACAGTTGAGGTAATAAAAGAAGTTGAAAAGATTGTCGAAAAGTACCCCGAAATGGATGAGTACACCGGACAAATCTTTAAGGCTTTAATGGACGGTAAGGAAGAAGAATTACTGAATTACCTTTCCACTAAACACCGTAATTATCAAACCATGTCAGACTATGACGCAGTTAAAGAATCGTTACGGTTAAAGAACCCAAATTGGAGCGACGACGACCTTGATTTAAAGATTGAAGTTCAATATGGCGACATAGCGAAAATTGACTTAACAAAGATCAGCGAGGCCGATAGCCCTGTAGAATACGCAGAAGCAGTTGAATACAACAAATCAGTTGATCGCAACCTTAAGTTACTTCGTTTAGACGCCGTAGAAGGCCGTCAGGCGCTCGAAGCAAACAAAAAGAACATTACACTACCAAAAATAGAAACACCCGTTGTAGAGGCTCAAAAACAACCGACCGCCGAAGAAATAGCGCAGGGACGCGCAGCTTGGGAATCGCTTGTTACTACAGAAGTTCCAAAGGTAAAGGAGTTCAGTTGGAAAGTTGGGGATGACGAGAATGTCACCTTCAAAATTGACGACAAGGAACTTGCTGAAAACGTGGAACTAATGAAGAACCTCAACAGCAATTCATTGGCTTTAGACTTAGGGTGGATGGATAAAGACGGAAAGCAGGATATTGGTAAAATCGCCGGGGATGTGCGACTTATCAAGAGTATCAAGCAAATCGTCGCTTCCGCATACACACAGGGTAAAACAGCCGGGGCGAAGGGAACCGCCGCAGAGATCAAGAATATTGATTTAAGCAACAAATCCCAATCAACAGTTGCGGCGACACCAACGGACATAGGAGTTCTTGGTTTCTCGCATTTAAATCCAAAATAATTTAAAAAAAGACTAAACAACAATGGCTACACCATCAACCATCCCCGCAAGTTTCTCCGCACCGCAGATTACACGGTACGGATTAATCAACTCCCTGAACGTTATTAACGTTACAGCATTTGGAGAAATCGTTCAGAAATTCGGCTTCGTCCCCTATATGGGCTTAAATGAATTGGCCGGAAACGAAGAAAAATCAGATAACAAACAGGTACGCTGGTACGAAGAACATGGACGTGCTTTATCGTTTGTTACATCGGCAGGCGCAGTATCAGGCGCGGCAGGCGCACCTATAACCATTACGGTTGGCGCGGGTAACTATTGGGCAAGCGGAACGCTTTCTTCGCCATCAAATGGTAAATTTTACCGGAATGCCCAAACAGGCTCAATAGGGCAGGTGTCAAATGTTAACCGAAATACACCTTATGCGCATACTTTTACGCTTACCCCAACCACAACCGCACAATCAGTTTCTGTTTCGGCAGGCGACGAATTGCTTGACATGGGTTTCTTTCAGGTGGGCGGCGCTTCGGATACAACCGAAACACAAATCCCAACCATTGACCGCTATTCAAACTATAACACCGAGCTTCGGTGGGATACCACTTTGGAAGATTTGGCAATGATGGAAAAAGTGGAGTTTGCCTGTAACGGCAGCCACACGTTCTTTACTTTCCAACAGCAAAAAGACGAACTACGTCAATACCTGCAACGCGAGTATAACCTGATGAACTCTACCCAGTCCAACAACCTTTCATACGGTACATCAACCAATGAAAGCGGCATGGACGGTGTGCTTGCACAGGTTGCCGCAAACGGACAGTCATTGAACTACAGCCAGTTCGGTACACAAACCGTTATGGCACAGGTTGACCGTATGCTATCAGCAGTAGGCGCTCCGGGCGAATATGATGTATTAGCGGCTAAGTTACCATTTCAGGACATACAGAACAGTATTGCCAATGAAATCAACAACGGCGCTATCATCTACGCAGAGGGAACTCCGCAGGCTGACGGTTACGACATCAAGGCAAACTTTAAGTC